GCTCAATGGCGCGTTGCGCCACCTTGCCGTTGTCGATCATTTTTGCCATTTCATTTCTGAAATTCTCTATGGCACGCAACTGCGCCCAAATGATTTCACGCTTGGCGGCTTCTTCGGGTTTGCTACTCTCAAACTCCCAATGCAAATCTCCACGCATCTTTTCCAAGGCCGTTGCGAATGTCTCATCCTGCATAAACTGCTCGGACTTACGGCCTTTTCTTACTTGTTCTTCGTTCATTGAACCATTCCATTAAGGTTGATGGGGGGTGGCACTTGCGCTACTGGCGGTGCTTGCACTTGACTTGCGGCCTGCACCGCATTCTGTACAAGCGCCGTCTGCTGGCGCATTGCCTCTCTGTCCATAGCCTGCCGAGCGTCAATCTCAGCAGTGCTAATCTGTGTGCCGTACTTTAACTCTAATTCGTACTTCTTGAGCAGTAAGTCCTGCGCCAGTTGATCTCTTCGGTAATCATCATCTCTGAGCATCTTCTCGCGTTGCAATTCCAGCTCTGCCGCTTTCTTTTGGATGTCGGCTTGAATGGACTGCGCCTGCACTTGCGCCAGCACCTCTTCGGGTGTCGGCTTGGCAGGCTCTTGCGGCATCTGAAAGTCAGCAGGCAACGTATTGAAGTAGCTGGATGCGTCCTTGTAGCCAGACAATTCGATGGCTTTTTGCAGTGTGCGGATGTACATCGGCAATGAGGCAATCTGATTCATGGGTCCAAACTGCGCCATCAGTTGCTCTTGCTTTTGCATAATGATATTAAGTGCCGCCAACTTCTCGTTGGTGTCACCATTACCCAAACCAATGTTGACATTGACATCCATGCTGGCATCCCAAACGCGGGGGTCGATCTGCACCCACTCGTTACGCAAACGCACCATTCTTGGTTTGTCTTGGTGGGTGGTCATCAGATACAAAATACCCTTAAAGAGCTTCTTCATGCCCTCAGCCAAGATGCGAGCTTGAAGCTCAAGTCTTGATTGGCTGGCGCTGACAGTGGCAGTTACCGCCGCCTTGGTGGTTGACTGCAACGCATCAGGGTCAAGTCCCATTGCCGCCTTGCTCATGCCGGTGCGGTCTTCGCGCATCTGATCCATGTATTCAAGCATTGGGAATGCGGCCTGTCCAACAAATGGGGAACTGAACGCCTGCACCATGCCTGGTGCTCTCATGCGGATAATTGCGCCAGTTTCGTTGTTTAAAACGTCATCGATATTGACCTGACCCTCAACAATTGCTGTACGCGGGTGAATCGACTGAGCCAACGAATCCAGCGTATTTCGCATGATCTCAGACTTAATCTCTTGAATATCGTGTGTGATGTCAAAGATCGACATGGCTTCCAAAGGCGATGTGTGTGGCTCCGGATCGCAAGGAAAATCCACGAATGGGATGTAGCTGGCGGGTAAATTCCGCACCATGGTGTAGCCCGAACCCATGCAACAGATTTTCCGCAACTCAGGTATGCCATCGCCATCAAAGTCAATACGCATATACGCTTCAACGTACAGAACCCGCTGTTGCATAGGATTCATACTGTCGCCAGCGCCCATGCTGGTACTCAAAGGCTGACGCGCCAAATACTCGTCATTGCTGTCTAGGTCGGTGCTAGAGATGTTCTCTTCGATTTCGTCTTGGTCGTACCCCATGCCGATCAGGTCAGAGACTGTCGCCATCTGTCGGTGAGCAATGATGCCAGCATCATCAAATGATCTCGCCCTGCGATCTAGGATCAGCTCCTCTGGAGGTACGGCCATGATGCGGATACGGCCATCTTTGGTATTGCGCTTGATCTGTACGTCATGCAACATGGGTTGCGGCATCTGCATTGGCAACCCAGTGGCTGGATCTACCTGTGGTTGCATCATTGGCATCGATGGATCAGGATAGCTGACCACAATCTTGACCTCGGCATCCTCTTGCATCAGTATTTGCACAGTCTGGTCATCCAGCCCCGAATACTGCTCAATCTTTACCTCTTCGACATCTTCCCACCAGTACTTGGCAATGCCGCACTTACGCACCAAGGAATCCTTGAATAGCGCGTAGGTGGTCATAAAACCATTGTTGTCGGCTGTAAATATGTAGTTTGCATAGTCAGTTGCCTGCTGTGCGGCGGCCACATCCTCGGGTCCGCGAGGCATATATTCAACGACATTCTCTGAGCTGAAAAAGACTTTCATCAGGCTTGGCAACATGGCGCTGACAGTGTCACGCACCTCCATCGCTACCACCTGAGAGCGCCCCTCTTCCTCATTACCAAAGGGATCGCCACGATAGTACTCAGTACCCTTGGCGCGGATGGGTGACACATCAGAATCGATATAGCTGACAGCGTCTTCCAACTCGGCAGAGATGATGCCCTGCAACTCGGTTTCATCCATTGGCTCAATAGCAGCCATGTCGGTGGTAATTTGCATATCGTTAATCATTTTTTCGCCTTATTTCTTGCAGATATTGCTTTGGCCTTGGCTCGCGCATCAGCCTTGCTGGATGCACCCCACGCTTTCAAACTTAACAGCAAACGCGTTGGCTCGCCGTCTTTCATCTCTGGACCAGCCATGTTGCCCATTCTCGCAAGGAATGATGCCCTGCGCGGGTTGTCACCAGACTTCACTGGCGCTTTCAGATTCATGCCCTCGGCTTTGGCACTTGCTCGACCCTTGGCATTCAAGCCGCCTGATGCGTTTTTTCCCTCTTTACGTTGCCACGCTGGTGTTTTCATTTGCCAACCCTTTTAATTGTGAACAAAAAGTATTTGTGGCAACTTTAATACCGAAAGTGGCTCACAACTTTTCAATATATCCTCAAAATAAGTGGCATCCCCATCATGGGTCTTGTCTTGGAATCCTACTTTTTTTGCTATTTTAGTCCTGACAATTGCTGAACTGACATCAATTGAACCGCGCCGATAGCTAGTTTCAAAATACGAATAAGGAGGCAAGTCACGCCCGCCAGGTCGATTATGAGAATGCACCATATCAAATAGCACAACATCAGACCGGCCCATGACTCCATCTAAATATTCAACCGCCTTTGGTATGAAATAGTTATCGGCATTTGTAATTAACAAATAGTCTCCTTGCGACTGATCAATTCCAATTTGACGCAAAGTATGACCATAGTCATGGTATCTAAATGGAGTACAGAAAAACTCAATTTGCTCAGGCTTTGCATCAGCAAAAGTTTGCATGATTTGAGTGAATTTTTCATTTGGTCCATCATGGATAACTTTTAGCCGCCAATTGTTTGCCGTCTGATTTATCCAAGATTGCACAAAAACACACAGCTCGCCCTCTCGCTCAAACGCCACAGCAACAACATCAAGAACTAAACCAGACGGCGGCATATTTCGGTCTATTCTTAAAAATCCATGGGGCGGCGGCCTTGGTCAGTGCATCCCCATTCAACCCAATCGTTTGGCTACCAACGTGATGCACATAAGATCGAGACAAGTAATGGTGGAAACCAGCCCCCCTCAAGTCCTCGCAATGCACATCATCGGAGTACCAGTTAAGTGGTGGGAACTTCTGCACCTCCCACGCATCGCGCCCAATCCAACCAAAGATAGGGCTCAATACTTCCATCGGCATGATGGCATCTTCATAGGGGTACTTGAAGTAGTGCATCTCCTGATCAAAGGGATTGCTTCGGATATTCTGCACAGGACGCGCCGCGTCACATCTTGCAGACACCCAGCCCACTGGCTCGCCTGTCTCCTCTTTGAGCTGCGCCACATCTTCCATCAGATAGCGGTAGCTGGTAGGGGTCAGCACAATGTCATCATTGGCGCAGATCACTGAGCCAAAGCCATCGGCAAATGCCTTGTCAATGATGTCGTTGTAGTCATCGCCAAAATTACTAGGCTTGCCAAAGACTTTAAGGTCAGCGTCAAAGCCGCCAATAATGGACTCTGGACCTCGCAAATAGACAGGAACTTCGGGACAGTACTCGGCAATGCTTGTGAGCATCACCCGCAAACCTTTGCCGTTTACTGTGCTGATGCATATAGGCGAAATCACTTCTTAGGCTTCTTCGCTGTCTTTGCGGCCTGCTTGAAATCAGCAGCGGAGGGTGCGGCCTTGCTACCGACTTTGTTCATCTTCTCGCCAGAGCCTTGCGCTATGCGTTTTTGCTTGGCGTTAATGTTGGCATACAAACCAGGTTTAGTCGCCATTGCGTCCTCCGATCTTGATAGTCAACAATGAATCAGGCATATCGTCTTTGGACCCCATGTCTTGACCATCACCGCCGTCACCCTCATTAGGACCGCCAACTACCCACGCATCACAGGTACGGCTGGCCGCACACTTGAAGTCGAATATCTCACAGTAACCCAAGTCAGCCAACTTAATAGTTCCCCATGGATCAGCCTCATTACCAATGCCGTCAGCAATGCACTGCTTCAACTTGTCAGACACGTTGAACGCGGCACAGTTACCGCATCGGCTTTGCTTGGCATCATCCACCGACACATCCCACTGATCAGCTTTCTTTGACCAAAAGGCATCATTGGGCAAATTGGGATTCTCAGGACCATAGGCCGCTGAAGTGATAGCCTTGGCGCGATTTTTCAAATTGAGCGTGATGTCCTGAGTAGGCGCTGGACACGCTGCGCTGGTATCTTGATAGCCCTCGTCTTGATCCATCACCTGATCCATAATGCGTTGCATAGTAGCCATTACTTCATCCCCCGAGTTTTCATGTTCTTTGCTGTACGGCTACCGCGCATGGGCATCTTTGCCTCACTCATCGCAATGGCAATAGCCTGCTTTGGATTCTTGACTACTTTGCCGCCCTTGCCGCTGTGCAAAGTACCAGACTTGTACTCACCCATTACCTTGCCAACTTTCTTTTGTGCCTTGGTCATCTTCATAAATTACCCCCTTAAAGAATTAACGAATTATGCAACCCTTGAGAGCTTCCTACGCAAAGGCTGATTCCACTTGGTAGAAGAAGCAGAGCCATACATCCCCACAACCGCATCAGACGCAAACGTCAAACAAAACGAATCAGCGCGGTCAGGCGATGCCAGTCCACGCTTTCTGATCTCATCTTTGCCCTCAATCTGAATCTTTCCACTAGACGTAAACGAATACCTCACAGTCGCCAGCTCAGCTATCAAGGCCTCATCTTTGGGCATAGTGCAGTCCCGCGACTCCAGCCAAGCCTTGGCTTTATGCCATAACTCAGCCTTCAGATTCCTGTAAGTAGTACCCATCGCCGGTGACTCAGACACGTTAATGCCGCGCGCCGGTAACCCCAACTCTTTGAGTCGATCCACCACACCAGCGCCCAAGCCAATTGAATCCACCAATATTTCCTGTGGGCGCTCAGATGGCGGCAATATCTCATACTCTGCCACCACTGCACCAGTAAGTTGCATCAGATCAAGATTCTTCCAAGTCTTAATAGACTCAGTAACCGCATTCCCCTTACGCTTGCACAGCGCAGACCTGTCAGAGCCAAACCGCGCAACGTCCAAACCCCACACCAAAGGCGCGTGTTGGCTTGGCGCAACGTCACGGCTTGTCGCCAATTCCAGTAACTCCATGGGGATGACTGTATCGTCATCTGATCTCGGAAACTCACCGAGTACGCGGATGCGGTAGGCGTTGCTCTCCTCGCCGTACCGCGCCTTCATCTCATCAATGTACGCCTCACTAACCCTTGGCGAGTCAACGCAACTCACCCTCATCGTAATCCAGTCGCTAGCGAGTCGGTTGTGCGTGTCAAAGAAGAATCCGCTGGAACGCACTGGATTGCCAAGCAGTAGAGTCACCGCGTTGTGTCCAGACATAGAACCTGATGCCGCCTCAAATACCTGCTCAGGTATGCCGCTGGCTTCATCTCCAACAAGCATCACATGATCGCTGTGAACCCCTTGCAAGGCTTCGGGTTGCTCGGCGCGAGAAGTTCTGGCAGAGATAAATGCCTCGTTGTTGGCATCCTTGACCTCAATCCTGTCCTGCTTCACCTCCAACTGATCAGCAAGCATCGGCGGCAGTACCTTTACCCAACGCTTAACTTCAGCAAACAACGCGTCATACAACTGGCTACTAGTGGGCGCAGTGACCACCACCTTGACAGGAAATCTCAAGAAGAGATACCAGATCATTGCCCACGCGCTTGCTGTCGATTTGCCTACGCCATGTCCTGATCTAACCGATATGCGTCTATTGCCGGCGGCGATGTGGTTGAGGAACTCTATCTGCCACGGATCAGGCTGCGTGTTGAGCACCTCCTTAACGAATAGGACAGGGTTGTTTCGGTATAGCTTGACGAATTCCACAAATGGGTTATTCGCCACCAAGTCATCAGAAATTTTTTTCGGGACAGGCTTTGGCGCCACAAGGGGTAGGGGGGTGGGGGGCGTCATGGCGATACCTGTTTGGGTGCTACATCAGCCGCCCCCGCCGCCGCGAGCAAGGGGGGGCTCGACGCGCCGGCGCCAGGCGCGGCCAGCCGCCGGATGCCAGTAAACGGCTGAAAAGTTATCCACAGGTCGATGCATCTGTAAGTCATTGATCTATATGCTTTCTTACATGAGACTTACATAATCGGCTTAACACGATGACTATTATGTTAACTTTATTGTGGATAACTACAGCGATTCTGCTCAATAAACAGGCAGTTTGCGGTTGTCCACAGGCCAGTGTGTACATCATGCGCCATTTTCTGTGGATAAGTCATCGATGACCTCGACATGGCGCAGTGCGGCCATGCGTAGGTCTTGCACGTTGATGGTGATCTGTTGCGCCTTTTGTAATCCATAAGTTTTCTGATCCCACCTTTCGGCCAGCCACTGGCGCGTGCGGATGCGCTGGACATCGCGCTGCGGATTGCTGTCTGCCATGCTGTCTGCAATGGTCATAGTCTCCACCGCGAGCTTATCAGCGGCTTTCGCGCGCGCACGCGCAATTATAGTGGGATCGGTATCTTCTATCCACTGTTCGAGCGCCCTGCGCCCAATGCCGAGCTCGTAGCAGATCATCGTCTGCGACTTGCCTACCTCAAGCATTGACACGATCATGTCATCTGGCAGTTCTTCCAGCAATTCCATGTCCTGCCTGAATTTTGGCCGTCCTGCCATGCTTAGAACCCCTTTAAAGCGGTTTTAACGCGCTGGACTAAGTCCAGTACCTTTTCGCGGATAAATGCCGCTATGAGCTTAATTTGAGCCATCTCTGAACCTCTCTGCCTGTTTACTGTCGAACTTGTAATCTAAGACATCATTGTCGCTGAAAGTAAGATCATCAACAAAGTCATCAAAGCCTGTTGCGCCACCAGGCTTAAATTGTGAAGTCGGCTTGAAACTGGTGAGCTGCGCCGTTGGATACAGCGCCTTGATCTTGATCACCTCCTGCATCCTTGAGTCGGCCAGCAGTGCTTCGAGTTCCTGCATTGACCAGATGTGATGGTTGGATACTTCCTGACGCTGAGTCTGTATCGCTACTGCCTCATTGACTGTTCTGACAATGACCATCGTCTGACCATTTTGCATTTCCCATTCGATCCTCGGTATGGATGACGCTGTCTCGCAGTCATCTTCGGTTGCCATCTGATCCAGTGCGGCATACGCCCTGATCATTCCCGCCACGCTGGAATCGAACTTCGCCCGATCTTTGGCCTCCATCGCTTGATGCAATCGGCTGTTCTGTAGCCAGAATTTCTCCCGCACATCACTGCTTACTAAAGTAGTCAGTCGATTTTCTCCCCATTTCCTGTCGCTGGCGGCTTTGACCGACTCTAATTCCACCAGCTTTGATTGAACGTGAATTGTCCAAGCGTCTGCCTTGGGGCTTGGCTGCTCCACCACTGGATGCTTGTTTGGATTTCTCGTTTTTGCTTTAGTTGCCATCATCATTCCTTTTAGTTTCGGATGGCGGTTAGGTTACATATCATCGAGTCTTCTAGACTCTCGATTTGTAACTGTAACCACCTTGCACATCGTTTGTATCTGTTTGTAACCATTTGTCACAACTTGTAACCACCTTAAAGCATAAATTCAACAAATTGCTTGTTTTCTATACTCAATTCTTTGTATTTATGGCGCTATTTCTAAACCTATTCCATACTTTGTAACCTTTTTTGAGGTTACAAGTTACAAACAAGGCTTTTTATAGCTCGTTTATGTCCTTTTCTGGGAACTGTAACCACACCAATCTGTCCTTAATTCCACCCTCTTTGGACTCTACTAAGCGCTTCTTTGCGCGGCTCCATGCGGTTTTGAATTTGCCATCTCCAGCTTCATCAATACCCATTCTTGACCTCAATTCTTGCCGCCAATCCTCCAAATCCACAGCCATTCGCTGAAGTCCATCTATAAACTTTATGCTTCCTTTGTTTTTAACGACAGTCTCCAAGCAGGACATCTCTAAGCGCTGATTTCTGCCTGCGCCAGCGTTACCTTTGTTGTTACCTGATGCATCATTGACGGCTGAGTCGCTGGCCTGCACCGCCAGACTGATGACTGGATCGCTCAATCCCAAGCCTGCTGGCTTGATCTCCACCTCCACCATCTCAAAGCCAAATCGCTCGTTGTCTGCGCCGTCCTTTTGCTTGCTAATGGTGAGTACGCCTTTCATTTGCTCGTCAAATCTAAGCAATTCAAGCTCTGTATCTACTGCGCCAAGCAGCGAGGAGTGACCGCGCAGTCCTTTGGCGGCATCTTTGCCGCTGTGGTGAAGCACCATCAACGCGCAGTTAAGGAACTCTTGAATCTTTCCCATGGCGGTGATGAATGCACCCATGTCTTCACTGGAGTTTTCGTTGCCACCGCCGAATGCTCTAGCCAAGGTGTCGACAATGGTGAGGCAGAACTCCATGCCTGTCTGTTCCACCAATTGAACTATTGCCATCATCAAAGCATTGAAGTCCTCGGCGCTTGATCTCAGGTTTAGCTGGTGGCGCACTACATATATGGGTGCGCCGTTCTCAATTTGATGGTGAATCTTGCAGGCTTTGATGCGTGCGCCGATACCGCCAAAGCCCTCGCCAGCCAAGTACAGCACCGCGCCAGGCTTCTTGACACGCCTACCCATCCAATCTTTCTTTGTAGCTACACAGTGGGCAATGTGAAGAGCGTGAAAGCTCTTGAATGAGCCTGGCGGTCCATACAGCGCAATAAATGACCTATCGGGTATGACGCCATCAATCAGCCACTCGACTGGCTCATCCTGTATAGAGTCCCAAGATTCAATCTTTATCGTCTTCAATGGTTTGGGTGGTGACTGCTTTGGCGGGTCGGATGCAAACTCACGTTCAATATCTGACTGTTTATGTACATGAGAATCCTGATCTGTATAGATTTCGTCTGTTTTTATACTTAATGCGCTAATTGCCTGTAGCCTTTCGGGTATCGTTACATCATCCACGCTGGTGAGCCTTGGCGCTGCCTTGACCAGTGCCGCCAGCTCTGACCTACCGCCGCCTGCCTCAATGAACTCGTATGCGTCATCTCCCTGCTCTTGCAGTCCAAGGTCTACGACCTTGACGGCCTTGGCAATGGGCAGGATGGCTTCCGCTGCCTTGCGAGCGTATGACCAGCCTGATAGATCGTTGTCGGGGAGGATGACAACATTGGCGCCAGCAAAGTATTCGCTTATCGCGTCCGGCCAGTGACCTGCTCCACTGTGAGCTGTGGTGGCGGCGACTCCGAGACTTGTCAATGCGTCTACCGCTTTCTCGCCTTCGGCCAAATAAATTATTCTTCCCGCCGTCTTTGCGTCTAGCAAGTCGGGTAGCTTATATGGGACTATGCGTGCATCACTTAGCGTAGGGTAGCGCTTGCCATCACTATCAACTTTGTAGAGCCTATAAGTCTTTCCAGACTCCCCTACGCGTAGCCGGTGCTTAACGAATACTGTGACGCGGTCTTCGTCTTGGTACTGCCATTCCTGCTGAAACTCTATCTTTGGTAGAGGTTTGATGTTGGCTAAAGGGTCTGGTCGTTCTTCTAATTCGGGTAAGAGGTTGCGATCCCTGATCGTTTGGAATACCGACTCCTGAGTGCAACCACTGTGGCAGTGGAATAGTGGCTTGCCACTGTCATCTATGTGTACGCTCAATGATGGATTCTTGTCGCCGTTGCCTTTGCCATGTGACGGCACTGGGCATGACGCTACCCATTGGCCGTTTGCTCTCTTGGCGTTGCCCAAGCTCTTGGCTATTTGTTCTGCTTGCATTTATATGCTGCCATTTTTTTAGAGGAAAAAAAAGCCGAGGCTGTTACACCTCGGCACTTACTTGCTACTAATTAAAACATTTCGTCATCTTCAACAGCCGCCGCCATCACCGACTTCTTTGGCGCTGGCGCAGCCTTTGCCACAGGAGCTGGTGGCGCTGCTACTTGCGCTGTGAAGTCCTCATCGCTTTGCCCCATACCGGCAGGCTTATCAATCCAACTGACAATAGTGAAGTTGGGTATGCGCGTTGTGCCTTTGCCGATCTTCTCCAGCTTAGAGCCGGTGTACTCAAGTACAGGCAACTTGTTGGGATTAGCGGCACGTTGTGCGGCGCATTCGGTGTACAGCTTTTCTAATCCCATGTTCGGACCTACGCCACTTGATGACCACTCACAAGTACCGATTTCCTTGTTGTAGAACGTGACGATAAAGCCGCGCTTATGGTCAGGTGTAGGTTGTGAGCCTTTGCGTCCAAGCTCTGAATCGGGTTGCCAGTCACGAATGCCAACACCTAATTGGAGCCAGCCTGTTTGCACACCATCAAGATCAAAGACTACCTTTTTAAGTTGGATTTCTTCACCCAAATTATTTGTCCAGGCATTAGCTTGGGGTGAGAATCGGATGTAGTTTCCATTACCGCCACCAGAAGATAAATTTAGCATTTTGCGTTTCGCTTTCAAAAGTTACAGGGGTTGCATTATTGACTCAAGCCGCGGTCTTTTGCGAGTGTGAGTCCACTTGATACCTTGGCCGTCAATGCGTCCAAGATAACTCTTTGATCCTTTGGCAATAGCTTTTCAGCCGCCGTAGGAGAAATTAGTTCAGTCTCAAATATCTGTGAGTCTGTAAGTCCTGCGTCAGTAAGAGCCTGACGCGCCGCTGTTGCATCAATCCATTTGCGACTGGCGCGTTTGGGTTGTAGCTGCCAGCCTGCTATAACTTCGCCTGATTCCATCTGTTTGGTGGCGTGTTCTTTGACTGCGTCTATGAACTTCTCCACCAGCGGCGCTTTGTCTAATATGGCGCTGATCTGTGTTGGCGATAAAGACAACATGACCTGATGGATGTCATCCTTAGTCATGATGCTGATGTCAGGTTGCGCCGCCACAATGTCGAACTGCTCCTTTTGTGCAGGACATATGTGCTTTGCTGGACACCACTGGCAGGCTGACTCTGATGGCGCAAAGCGCGGTGCATCGCTCACAGCGTCATTGATAGCAGGCAGTAGTACCTCTGTCTCCCACACGCCAAGCTCATCTACGCTCATGCGGTGTGAGCGCATCTCGCCATGATGGGGTTGGATTATTTGGAACTCGACTTCACTAGGTCTTAGACTGCTATGCAACAACGCACCCAAGGCGTATATCTTCATCTGTTCGCTATCAGCATCCACATACCCTCGCCCTGTTTTAAGGTCGGCAATGATCAGCTTGTCCTTGGATATGCCAACAACATCGGCAGTGCCTTGTAGCGTGTATTGGGGCGTTTCGTAGAGCTTGAAGAGCTGCTCCACCTTGACATGGCCAAGCTCATCCTGCACCGCCCATATTGCAATTAAATGTTGCATTGCAAAATCGCAATTCTCCTCAGTCATGGTGATGCCCTCTACCTCTTGGCCAATAAATTTAAGAGGGTCAGTGTCCAACTGAAAGCAAGTCTCTGCAAGCGCATGAATGGCTGTACCGATCTTGGCGGCTTCTCCAGCCTCTTGGTAAGGCACTAACGTAGACAGCTTGGCGCTGGCAGGACAGGCGATCCAGCGGGACGCTGAAGATGGTCTGAGTTTCAATTGTTGCTGTTTTGCCATGAGTCTCTTTCTATGTGTGAGCTGTTAATAAGCAATGTGTATGCGATCTGTCGGCATTCGTTACTGACTGCATGACCAAGGTCTTCGGGGTCGAGTAAGCGCTTGATGAAGACGATCTGTTGCTGGTTGTCCTTGCGTGTCTGCTCTAGCTGAGTCGCTAAGTAGATGATGTGGTCACGCATTGTTTGGCGTTCTTTGTCATCCATGACGCAATCCCCAGCAAGCAATCAGCGCCGCATCTGCTCGGCCATCATGTTTTTTAAGTTTGAAGTAGTCCACGTTGTAGGGGAAGAGTTCCATCGCCCTTGCTCTAGCGCCGTCCTTGCCGCCGCTGACCCCCATCGCCTTCTGCCATGTCTGTGGCGTGATCAGTGTGGCTTTGATTGACCTTGCGGCGATCACACCTTCTATAGCCCCAAGGCTACGGCCAAAGCTGAATACGCTGGTAACGCCCTGGCCAGCCATTGCAAACACTTTTTCTATGTAAGCCTCCTCTGGCTTAAACTCATCCAGTATGGCGATTAGCTCTGGAATGCTAATCTGTCGCTTGGCTTTGCCGTTTCTATCTAGAGTGACTGTGGGCATATCGACAATGCCTGTGAGGGTTTCGCCTCTCATCATTGCAATTGCGCCGTTCAGACCTACGTCAATACCAATGATGCGCCTTGGTGTGAATGTGGTCATTTGACGGCGTCCTCCATGGCTTTGTTGAGGACTATTAGGCGAGCAGATACCAGCGCATCAGCCGCCTGATCCAAGCGCATCACGCTGCCGTATAGTGGCTCTGTGGTCCCTGACATCCAGCGGGATACCTGCGCCTGATCGATCTCGGCAACGCGGCAGACATCAGACATCCTGTAGCCGGCGCATTCGACTTTGTGGCGTATAGCGGATAGTGCTTCTTGAGATATCGTTTTCATGTGGAGAATGTTAACCATGTTTTGTGGAAAGCGTCAAGTATAGGTAAAAAAAAGGGGGTCAGCGCAAGCCAACCCCCAAAAAGGCAACTAGCAGGAAAACCCGCCGTTGTTGAGTTTACAACAATAAAGGTCAAATGAATTGTGTGGCATTTGACAGACAAGTCAAAAGTGATATGATTATTCCGTCATCAACCAAAGGAGACATCTTAATGAACCACACCCAACACACCTACATGGAGCAAGCAAGGCGCCTTGAGCGCCGCGCAGACTCTGCCCTTGACTTCCTCGCCGCCATCGCCATTGGCGTTGGCTTTGCCCTTTTACTTTCAGCATGGTGGTCAGCATGAGCAAAAAGATGCAAGACGAAATCGACTTAGAAGTTGTGCGCCTCTCACCCCCCAAAGAGACTGCCATTGGCGTGATGACGCAAGCCGAGATGGTGCAACTCATTCGCAAGTCTGTCCACTGTGGCGCAGTCATTGGTTGGGCTCACGCCGAGAGATTCACGCGAGAGCGTATGCAGGGGAAGATTGATCAGCTCGACTACGAAATGAAGTGCATCCAAGAGCGCCTTAAAGATGCCGAGATGGAACTACTGGCGGCAGGCAAATGAGAGGCGATTGGAGGCCATCCAGAGGCACAAAGATTACGCTACCGAGCTGGTATGCCAAGGAGTTCAAGTATCCCAAACCAACTGATGTGCAGGCTACATGGCGGCGCTTCGGTTGGAAACCACCAAGTGAGGCTAAATTATGGAAACTATCCTGATCTTTTTCCTTATCGGCTTATTCGGCATTTTTGTGGTGATCGGCACACTGCTTTGCTTTGTACTGTTTTTGTTGGACTGCGAGGTTGAGTGATGGTGAAAGAAAAGATAGATTTGGGTAGAGCAATCACTGTGCGCCTCACCCAGACCGAATACGCCGAATACATCAGGCTTGGCGGTGTAAAGTTTTTTAGGCTTTTCCTGCAATCAAGTGCAGGCATTCAGAAAGAAATAAAGGAGAAGAAGTGAAGTCTGTACGCCTGCCACGCATCATCGATCTGCTACAGCGCGTTGGGTGTACGGCGCCGGAGGTGGCAGCCAAGGTGTATTGCACCGAGAGATCGGCGCAGATACTCATCAACAGACTGCGCCAGCAAGGTGTCGTACACATACAGGAGTGGCGTAGATCGGGCAATGTTTGGGTGGCGGTGTACAGGTATGGCATTGGCACTGATGCCGCCAAGCCCAAGCCATTGACGGCGCAGGAGAGGCTTAAACGCTGGCGAGCCAAGGAGTCCTTAGACGATCATGCTTTTCGCATGGCCAAGGAAAGAGCAAAGAAGTGGAAGATCAAGCGCGATCCGCTGGTGGCTGCGCTGTTTGGAGATGCAAATGGATAACAAAGATAGAAGAGCCAGAATTGAATACTGGGAAAATGATGGTGAATTTATTCGCGTTTCATATACGCAAGAAGATGGGCAAAGAGTTACCGCCTCATTTCATCGAATGGGATGGAGAAAGCCACCATCCCAAGTGCTTAAAAAGGTAATTAACGCTTTGCGTAGGGGTCCGATGGCTGTAATAGGCCGTATTCAAAGTTCGGTAAAGTAGCAGGGAAAGCAGCGCCAGATGCTAGTGCTGCTGGAATTGCAAGCAATCCCTTATTGCGTACAAAATCTAAAAGGTTCATTAAGTCTTCGCGGGTTTTGTATCCCCTAGTTTCTGATGTCTTTTTGTAAATATCGAAAAGATCGCCAGCAGGAGTCATAGCGCCTTGGCTTAGTTTTGCTTTATCTGCTGGTGATAGTTTGTTGAAATATTCTAAAAATTTTGTTGTGACAGCGCCAGAACCCTCTGGCTGAGTCCATGCGCTTGAGTAATCAATATAGTCACTGACATTTCTTGTTGGCACATAATCAGTCGCGCCCAAAGCATTTTGCAATTGATAAATTTCTGACTCAGGCAATGCCTTTGGCCCAAAGTTAATTGCAGCAACACCTTTACCATAGTCCACCAAAGGTATTTCATCGCCAGCCATACGATAAGCAGCTCTTATATTTTCTTCACCAACTTTTTTCTGCAATGGAAAGAATGCGCTTTCACCTTTTTCAAATGGAATTTGCGTATTCCAAGTAGATGCATTTTGAGCAGTAAACATTCCTCTAGTGGCTGCCGCTGCTGATAATTTGTCAGCAATATTTTGCGGCACACCAGGGTTTCTTACTGGTGCAGTGACAGGAAACTCGGAAAGGCTTACAAAGCCAGGTTGCGTTTCCAATGGGTATGGCGCCAATGTAGGCGCCTTGAGTCCTGTTTCTGATCTTGGACCAGCGAATGGGATGCCACCTGGTGGCTGATATGCGCCTTGCATACCTCTTGTTTTAATTGGCTGTAATCCCAATGCACTTTGCAGAATGTCTCTGCCTTGTACGTCTTGAAATGCTGATGCAGCTCTTGAAGAAAAATTAGCTCTTGATCCTTGTGGAAGATCGATCAATTCTTCCATAAAGCCAGTACCGCGGCCTGGGATCATTTCATACGGCTCGGCAGCAAAAGCAGTTTTCAAATCGCCTGGTGCTTTTGGCAAACTAAATACCTTGCCGCGTGACTCCATTTGTCTAAGTCCCTGCAAGTCTTCAAGTCTTCTAGCCAGAGAATCAATGTCTCTTTGTTCTGACATTGAAAGTTGAATATTTGACGGCTGCCATTGATAAGGTTTTAAGCCAGCCAATTGCTCTCCATATCCAGCTTCACGCAAAATATTTTGATAGTTACCTTGATTTAACAATGTTGAAAAATCAGGTGTTCCTCTGATCAATTCTGGCGTCAATAAACCCTTGTCAAGTATTTCTCTGGCACGCATACCCATAGAGGTTTGACCCTCCATCAATGGCATTGCAAGTGACCACATTGTCTCTTGTCCCTCGGATGGGAACATATCAGCCTGTTGTGCGCCTTGTCTTAATCGTGCGCTGGTGGCTATGTAGCCTGGTGTTAAGCCAGGATCACCCCTTGCGATTTGTAATGCTGTTGGTGATCCACTGAATAGGTTTTGATTTACGCCAAGAGCGTTTGCCATCCAAGCATCATTGGTAACCTTGTAGACATCATCAGCAAGGTTTCTATAAAACGAATCTACCTTTGGTCCAGATAGAGTTACCTTTGTGGGATCGGATGTAGACAACGATCTAACAGCATTGTTTTGCCACGCCTCAAGTACTGACTCTTCGCCTTTTGTGCCACTTACACTGCGGCCCATAATTTCTTTGATCGCTCTTGCGTCTGTGGGTCTGCCGGCAGCAGTCCAATTTTTCCAAGTGTTTAATGTATTAAGCAAATTCATTTCAACGCTTGTCTGCGGTGATAAGGCTGCAAGCAATGATGCAAATCTAGGTGCGTCATCAGCGCCAAATACATCAATGATGGCCTGAGTAGATGCGCGATACCAACCCTGCTTTGGAGCGCCAGCTTTAGCCATCGATGACATTTCTTTTGATGATGGCAATATGTCAAGCAGCTTGCTTATTTCTCTTACAGAATCTTCATTGGTAATAACTTTTTGAACTTCTTGACCAGTCATAAACTGCGATGCTTTTGCAAAGTCAGGATATTTTTGTTTTAACTTTTCAAAAGTTTCTTTTTCGTCAGTCGAAAGAATTTTCTTTTGTTGACGCACCAGCTCTTTGCTTGTTTCACCTCGTACTGGCGCAACTTGTGGACGTAACGCTCCAGTTAAATTAGCGCCTTGACTCATTGCTTTCTTTGGCGCAGTTGCAAAACTAGGCTGCGGTGCAAAGGCATCAAGCAGTCCAGCACTCATGCCGCCACGATCCATGATTTGCGGCACAACGCGCTCTGCAAGCCTCTCACCAGCTCTGCCTAATTGCATTGCTGGCTGCTTCAACGCACGCACGCCTGGCACTAAGTCAAGCGCCAAGCCCGCGGGAAATGCAACTTGTGCAGCATCAAATGCAGCCTGTCTTCTAGGGTCAAATACGCTGTACGCATCAGCAGTGTCGTATGGTGTGTTTTGCAATAAGCCAGCGCCAGCACCATAAATCCTTGGATACTCATCTCGCAAGAAGTCCAACAATCCGCGAGTACCTTCTGCCGAGTAGTCTGCCGCGCCAAAGGGGTCTTGGTAACTTGTTGCCATGATTTATTGTCCTGCGAGGTTTGACCCGATTATTCCAGTTTGTCCACCGATATAACCACCAGTCCCAGCGGCGCGTGAACGCGCCTCATTTAAGCGGCGAATTGACTCGGACAGATCAAGTAGTTTTTGCTGTTCGCGTGAAA